GTTGCCCATACGTCCCTTCCCGCTGCCGGCGTAGGAGTCCCCGATATTCAGCCACAACGTCCCATCATCCCGAAGCACCCGCCGGACCTCCTGAAACACCTCCACCATATTCTGGATATACTCCTGCGGCGTCTTCTCAAGGCCAAGCTGCTCCTCAACCCCGTAGTCACGCAGACCCCAATATGGCGGGGAGGTGACGCAACACTGGACGCTACCCGCTGGTAGTTCCTGGAGCCTGTCCCGGACATTGCCGATCAGGATCTGGTTGGGATCTTGTCGTTTCATTTATCTTCCTCGGAAAGTCCAGCCAGCGCGATGTAATGGTCTGCGCGGTCCCCGTATAGCAGGTTCAGGGTATCTATCGCTGCCTGAATTTCCAGTTCCGCTACCTGCCTGCCGTGGTTCTCGAAGTGGGCGTGACACTGCTGGTCGAGCGGAATCATGCGGTAGTCTGATCGTGTGTAGGGGCCTCGCAGGTTGTGGACGTGGTGCCCCTGTGTCCGTGTCGTCTGCTGGCGTCCCTCACGTTCGCAGTTCCAGCACGGCAACCCCAACACCAGCTCTCTGTGGTGGGAGTCTCTAACGGCTCTGTTCTTGGGGCTGATGGGCTTCATGTCGGTGGCCCGAAAGGAATGTCCTGGGTGGGGTCATCGTGGTCCCAGCCCCCCTTGCGCTTGTCTATTTCCGTTTTCCACCCGTCGATGGCTTTGGAGTATTCTGCCTTGGTGGGGTTGTTGGATACTCTGGTCATTGTGGCTGCGCGTTCCTCTGGGGTGACGCTTCCAGACTGTAGGAGCTTGTCCAGGAATTGCACCTGCTTGTCGGAGGGCTCTGATGTGGCCGTAGAGCGATTCTGAGGGGCGTTCTCTTGTCTCGGGGCTACGTCGTGGGTTGTGGCGTCGGCGTCATTGTCGCCCTCTGTAGGTATGCAGAACGCTTGGAAGCAACAGTACTTGTAGGCGGCAGACATGGCCTTGTTGGAAGACTTGTCTCCGGAGTCCATTGCCTCGCCAACTGTGGTGACGGTGTGCTTCGATCCGTCCGTGGCAGATACGAAGTCAAATTCCACCATCAGTACGGTATAGAAGAGAACGCCCCCGCGCTGTGTATCGCGCTCCATGACTTCTCGGGATGTGACGCGAGGCAGTATGACGAGCCCGTGCTTCGCCAGCAGGGGGGCCAGGGCCCCATAGACATCGTCGATTCCCCTGAAGGCGTATCCTTGCTGCTTGTTCTGTCGGCCCTTGGAGATGCCTATTGTGGACATCTCGCGTTGCACTTCCGCTATTGCCGTGTAAACGTGGTGTTCCATTGCTCCCTCTCTTTAGGTTAAGGCTGGACAGCCGGTGCCGCCCGGGCCCGAAGGGACCGGAGAGGATCATGGCGGGGTTATCTCCGGATCTGTCCAGCAGAAATAATGGAGTATCTCAGAATGCTACGCCCTGCCGTGGCTGGGTTTATTTTTGGACAGGCGGCGGGAGGACGTCAGCGCTTCGCCCTGGTCCGCTCTTACCCGATGGTTGGCCTGTCGCGTTATCGCCGGGGGCGGTGGATTCCCCCGTTGCGGCGTGGCATGGCTGCTGTGCTTCTCCCCCTGACAACACAACAGCCCCGGACGCTCACGCCACAAGAATCCTCCCTTGGCCGCTTTCCGTTTCCCCGAACGGTCATCGGCAACCCCCGGCTTTGTTCACGGTCCTTCGGTGGCGCACGTCAGGATGATTCCCAGGGCGATTGCGGCCCAAAAGTAAATGCACTGCCGTCGAGCGTGTCTTTCCGTTCGGTGACGGTACATCCTCTGTTCAGCCATCTCTCGGCCTCCTCTGGATCGTCAGTGTAGAACGGCGGCATTGTCCTGTTGTCTATCTCGAAGTAATAGTGGTGTTCTGGCGGGTTATCTTGGTGCTGTGGCTCTGTAGATTTCCAGGTGTCATAGGTCATGCTGCGCCCCGTCCGGATCGTTTGAGTTCCCCGGCAATACCCTCGTCTGCCATTCGTTGCTGCTGCCGCTCCCGCCTTATGGAGTCTTGGATGGATCGGTAGTATAGGTCTATCTCGTCAAGCAGGCGGCGGGAGTCTATGGTGGGTCCGTTGCAGGCGTCAGGGACGAGTTCCTGGAGTATCGACCGCATGTAGGCGTCGGGGACGAGTTGCAGCTTGGACCTTGCTTCGCGCTCCAGCCTCGTCTTTTCCGGTATGGATTTAGGCATGTTTACCTCCCGTGATGGAACATCGTGGATCTTCATGGCCTTGGGAAGAGAAGATATTTCCGATTCGCAGGAAAAGATTTCCTTACTGTTCTCGCTCGACCTTTTCCATGAGGGCGCTTCGCACGTATTGGGCGAGGGTATCCTCTCCCCGGGCCTGGTCCACGGCCGCCTTCAGCTCCTCGGTGAGGTATACGAAGATCGGGCGCGTGTGGTTTTTCCTGGGCCTTCCCCTGACGTTGCTCATGTCCTGCCCCCCCAAGGGTGGCGGTTTTGGGGCTGGACGTTGACCTCCGTCAAGTGCGAGTCAAATCCCCGCCTTGTGTGGACATCGGAGTCTTCGTATGCAGCTCGTTTGGTTACCATCATCATTAGTCCGGCGTGAAGGACCCTGGGGTCATTGTGCCGTGGATGAATCTCGCGCATCATCTGCCCCCCCTCGGCTGTTGTTCCCGATCCATGCGTTCTGCGATGGCTCTTCGGATGTATTTGACCAGCGGGATGTCTCCCCGAGCCTCGTCCAGGGCCTCTCTGAATTCACGTGTTACGATTATGTGAATGTCGCTCTTTTCGTCGCTCAAGATTCCTCCTTGCGGTAGAAGTTCTTTTCCAGTACTGCGCGGGCTTTCACCACTGGCTCCACGGGGATTTCATCGTCGGGCAGTCGATACGGCGAGTCTCCAACAGCGCGACGCAGGTCATCGAGGTAGCCCACAAGGCCCTCCAGAGCCTCCGATAGGCGCTCGTTCTGGCGCCTCGTTCGCTCATATTCGCCCCACCAGGCGATAAAAAGGTCTATTTTGTCCTTGTCGGTCGGTTCGCGCCTCATCCTATTACCCTCTCGTTTAGGTTTGCTCCCTTTGTGGTGCCTAAAGATACGGACACCTGACCCAAATGTAAAGCGAAAAATACACAGATGTATCCAATGCGACAAGGCTGTCGGTCAGTCGGTCACGTTGTTGGGGGCTGGCCGTGCGATGAATCGGTAGAACTCGTCACGCGCAGCCCACTCGGCCGCCTCCCATTGGGGCGTGTACGGCGAGAGTCCCGCTGAAAGCAGGGCGTCCCCGTCGTCTATTTCTATCCCCGTCCACCTGAGCAGCTCGGAGTCGCCCTCGACCTCGAGCAGCGACAGTGCGTCCTTGGCAATCGCCCGACCGACCTGCCTCCCGGCCACTGCGGCTGCGATTAGGCATCCGTGTTCCGAAATGAGATACGGACCAAAACCCCTGGAGATCGCCAGATCGACAGAGACGAGCACCTCACACGCGCCGTCGTATACGGCCAGCTCCCCGTCTCGCACGTCGGCCAATACGTGGTTGGTCGAGCCGTCGGAGTCCAGAACATCGATCACCCGTAGATGCTCGTCCACTACGGGCCAGTACTCCGCCCAATCGTATCGGTCGATAGCAGGATCTTCGCAATTGCGCCCGATCACGGCGGAGATGTTTTCGGAGATGTGGTCTTTCATGTCGTTTCTCCCGATGATATTCTCTGCGCTCCCTCGCCAGCACTCGGTGTGCCTGGGAGCCGTTCCTGTGTGCCTGGATAACCGCCCAGGCGCGGTGGAGCGATCAGCAAATCTCGTCGCGGAGGTAGTCGATGCCGAGTTCCTCTGCGTAGCGGACACCCAGGTCGGTGAAGATGACCCAGGCATCGCGCCTGAATCTTGAGCCGCTCGGGTCGTCTTCGTCTACGTAGGTGGTGACCAGACCGAGCTTCTTGAGGTGAGTGAGGTGACCCCTGGAAACGTCGTCGCCGCCGACGTTGGCACCGAAGAGGGGACTGCCGGACCAGTTGCCTGCGTCTTCGGCAAGCTCGATGAAGAGCTGCTTGCTGCCCTCGGTGATCTCGGGGACGAGCGTGGCGTTCGTCTCTGTTGCTTCGTATTTGTCTGTGCGGACGTCGTATTTGATTCTTGCGCGTGTCACTGTGAGCCTCCTTAGCTGTCGAGGTTTCTCAAAAGGTCTTTGACAGATTGCTTAAATGACTCGTCGCTTTGGTGTAGGCTCAGAGCCGCTATGAGGCACATTAGAGCGGCCTCCCCCTCGTTATATTTTTTGTTTCCCAAGTGCCGTAACAGGCCGTCCACGCCTTCATCGAACCTGTCCATGAGCCGTTCCGCTTGGTTGTCTGTCATCGTGAGCCTCCTGTGTGTCTGTGCGACCCCTCGCCAGCCGAGCGATTCGACCTGGGGTCCGTTCCTGTGTTCCTGGATAACCGCCCAGGCGCGGGAGTCGAGTCAGATCCGACTCGTTCGCGAGTTAACGAACTTTCGGTTCGGGTGGTCTTGGTTGTCGGGGTTCGGGATGAACCGCGCCTCCTCAAATTCCTCCGACACCTGACGAACGACAGCCCACTCGCGGTCTACGTAACCCTTCGGCCAAGCAGCGGCGCACTCGCGAGCGGCATCCTCGGCATCGGACAGGCTGTCGTAGGCCGCAGGGGCACCGTACGGACGGGACAGCGTCCAAACGTCGGGAAGACCGTTCGCTCGCGGGGTAACGAAGTAGACAACGTAGTGTGTCATTGTGAGCCTCCTGTGTGTCTCTGTTGCTCCCTCGCCAGCCGAGCGATTCGACCTGGGAACCCTTCCTGTTTGCCTGGGTAACCCGCCAGGCCGGGTGGAGCGGTCAGAAGTAACTCCCGAGTGCAACGTCCACTTCGATGTGTGTCATCCCTTCCTCTTCAGGGAAGTCAATGCTGGACGAGCACATGACTGACCCGGCGCCCTGCTTCGCCAGCCACGAATTAACTTCTTCGGGGGAATCGAATGTCGTCTTGCCGTCGTCGTGATCATAGAGAATGAAGCGACCGTCTTCGATGTCGAGGATCATCATCGCGCTGCCTCCTTTGTGTCTGTGCTCCCTCGCCAGCCGATCGATTCGACCTGGGAACCCTTCCTGTGTTCCTGGATAACCCGCCAGGCCGGGTGGAGCGGTCAGCCGATGCGGCCGTGTATGCCGATGTCGTCGCTGATGTCAGCCCGTCGAGCCTGGGCGCGGGTGAGGTATACGTAACGTCGGATATCGGTCGCCGGGTCGGTGCCGAACCAGACGGTGACGCGCCATCCGGTCCTTGTGTCCGGTTCGATGTTTTTGTGGACGGGGTTTCCGTCTTGGTCGCGTGTCATCGTGTGGTCCCTTTCTGTTGTTGGTGTGTTCACTTCCAAATAAACGTCAGTGTCAGGGGCCAAAATCCCACATGGCACACCTTGGGGAATCTCAACACACGGAAGGGGCCGAAAAACAGAGCCTTATTGCCATATTCCCGTTTGGACAGTGACATCTTGCCGAGGCCAAACTTGCGCCATCCCCAGGCATACCCACCAAGCGACAGTCGGACTGTCCGGCCGTAATATTGTTTTCCGATTCCGAATTGATACAGCGGGCCCTGCCCATGGCTGCGCAGGTGGTTCGCGTAAAAGGCCATCTGAAACCTCTCTTTTGTGGTGTGCCTAAACGACTTGGCCGTTCCTGTTTGTGGGGGATTGCCGCCCCCACACGGCCCCTTTAGAAATCCCCCTTTCCAAATAGGGTTTCGGGATAGTCTCGTAATGTGTCCATGTCGATTTCCCAAGATTTTGCGAGAACTTTTGCAAGTTCGCACCCATCCCATCCCCAGTCCTCTGTACCGTCAAGGTTTCCGAGTTCGTACCCTGCGGTATTCAAAAATGACAGAACCCGTCGTTTCTCCTTGCGTGTCATCACTCCACCTCCCCGGCTACACGTTCGAGGGCATACCGTGGAGTGTTTAGGATCGTATCGAACAACCCGTTTATGTGGGTCTGCTGTTTCTTGTTTAGGGTTTTCCAAGCCTTGCCTGCGTAGTAAGGGGATGTGCGCCATTCGAGCCCAGCGATTGTGTAGAACAGGCACACCCTCTTGCTGTTCTGTGTCCCACACAGGCCGCGCAGATACTGCATTGCCCCGTATCCGTAGTTTCCGTCAATCGCCCACTCTGCGCGCTCTGCGACGACCTCGGGGTATTCTGTGAGTGCTCGGGTGAAAGCTTCCCCGCCTTCCTTCCGGTATGGGTCGGCCTTGGTGTTTGCCATCTGCTGGTGGAAGGCCTTGGACTCGCGCTTTTCGTATTCTTCGTGTGTGGTAGTCATGGTTTCCTCCTCGTTTGGTGTGTTGGTCTCGTCAGACAGGGCAAATACCCCGTGACGGGCTTGCGCCCGTTTCGACCTATACCGTGTAACAGTCGTAATAAAGACCCTTTAGATCATCGGTCGTAGTTCGTCGCGGTCGAGTCGCCGTAAGGATACGGGCCACGGACGACCGGCTCGACATCTTCGTCGCCGGCCAATGGCGGCTCGCTGCCCTTCAGGCGAGCGTGTACCTGGACGTGCTCGCCGTGATCGTCCCACTGATTCGCGTAGACATCGCCAGAGAACAGACCGGCGAGCGCCGAAAATAGGTCGTCGGCATCGACCACGGCCGGACAGAACGAGACGACAACGGCGTCGTCCGGCTCGACGGCAAGCGTGTGTTGATTCGTTCGTGACATCTTCTGACCTCCTACGGTAGTGGTGTATGTCCTGCGAACGCCCAAAGGATACGGCACCCTGCGTCCGGTGTCAAGCAAAATATCCAAAATAAACCAGAAGTGGCCCGACAACACCGCAGCCAGAAACAGCGGAAACGTGAGGCCAGGCCTGCAAAGTTCCCACACCCCACCCACCAAAAAAAAACATCCCACCCCACCCCTTGACCCCCGCCACCCCACACCATACCATAGAGGTATGACTGGCTCCGCACAGGCACTCCGTCAGAAAGTCGCCATCCGCAACCAAACGGGTCTGAACATCGGAAGGTGGGACAGATACGACATGGCCTTGGCTGAGGCCTTAGACTGGCCCATAGAGGAGACAACACTGCCCGATGATGTAAAGGCTGATCTGAAAAGCAGGGGCATAGAGACGGCTGGAGAGGGTGCCATGCACCGGTTGCTAAATTCCAGAGATGAGCGAATCGTGGCGAAGATGGTGGCAATCGTGGCAAGCAGGATGCCCAAAACTGTGGTGACGCACACGACAACGGCCGATCTCGGGGAGATGGACACGGGAGACCTGCTGTCGGCCCTTGGCTTTGAAGCGGCTGAGGTAGTAGAGGGACTTATTGAAACCCCTGAAAACGGGGTAGAATCTCCCGAAACTGGGAGCAATCCAGAAGCACAACTAATGAGTGAGGGGACAGGGGACAGGGGCAAGGGCCAGGACGAGAAGCCCACCTAAGGCCATAAAAAACAACGATATACGAAGCCGAAAACATCACGAATCCGGAAGCCCCCACCCCAACTACTTTTTCCCTTCTCTCAGGAAATCTGAGCAAATTCTGGTTTTGCTATACCAAGTCCTATCAAGTCTGTGGTTTGTGGTAAGTCGCATTTGGGGGTCGCAGTCTCACGGTTATGCCTCACGCTAAGTACTACTACGGTTGTAAGCTTGTGCGTGTCCTTGATGGTGACACGATTGACGTGTTGGCTGACCTGGGGTTTGACGTAAGCCTGAAGCTTCGGCTTCGCTTTGCTGGTATCAACACTCCTGAGTGCCGTACGCGGAACAAGGTTGAGAAGGCTCTTGGTTTGGCTGCTTCGGCTCGGTTGCGGGAGGTTCTTGAAAGTGCTGATTCTATTGAGTTTGAGTCTCATGAGGGTCGTGGCAAGTTTGGTCGTGTGTTAGCTACGCCGTATGTTATAAACGGTGGTGTGCGCACGGATGTGTGTCAGTTGCTTGTTCGCGAGGATCATGCGCGGTTGTATGATGGTGGAAGGCGTGAGCCGTGGATTTAGGTTCTGTGTGGTGCTCACATGTCCAAAACTGCCATAATGGGCTGTGCTGCAAGGCACTACCCGTTCCAGATAGTAGTTACTGTTGGGGGGGGGTAGGTGTATGCTGGGTGCAGATAACGAGACACTCTTGTTGGGATATTTCTTGGGACTGTCCCGGGGAGGTGCGGTCTGTTGGTCGCTTTCTGAGGGCGGTGGGTCGTAAGTGTTGTAGTATTGGGTAGTTATGGTTGTGTTTCTGTTGGACGGTGGGTGAACCGAGGGGGCCGCTGACAGAAGGTTCTTTTGGTGGTGGGCGGTTTGGTGTGTTTTCTGTTAGGTTCTTGGTGTGGATCGAACAAACAGGGAAGAGTGGGTTTGTTCGCGGGGGGGTAATTAGGGAGGTGGGGAAATGTGTTCGGTAGGCCTGTAATTTCATTCGGTAGGCCTCTGATTTCATTCGGGAAGGGTCTGTTGGATTAGGCTGAAAGGGTGAGTGGTGGTATGGCGAGGAGCCTTGAGAGGGATTGCTTGGAGTTGTTGGTTGCGACCCTGGAGTCATTGCGTGAGTTCTCCGCAGTCCTGGTCGATAAAAGAGATACCTACAGCGAATCCGAGCGTTTTTTGGGCGACGTTTCTGAGCAGCTTCTGGTGGTGAGCCAGCAAATTGAGAAGATTGAGGACCTGGTGAGCCAGAGGGTCGAGAGGGCTGAGGACCTGCTGATTCGGGAGAAACTGCACTCTCAGATTCAGTAACGCCCCAACAAGGACCCTATAGAACCTATAAAAGGGGCTTTTGTAGGTTTTATAGGTTCCCTATAGGGGCTTTTGTCGGTTTTGTCGGTTCCCTGTTGGGGGGGTGTTGGTTTCTGAATGCCCATGTCCCTACTCTGTATAGCAATCTCGGGGAACGATTCTTAACCCCCGGTAGCACTTTTTCTTACATTTATCCAATCTCGGGGAGTATTTGATGCCTGCTGGCAACCCAAAGGCGTACGGATTTCAAGGCCTTCAGTCTCTCAACGGGCTTGTGAGGGCGGAACGAGCCTCTACGGCTGTAGATACCCCGCGTGAGGTGGTTACGCGCAGGGGGCTTGAGCAGGCGGCACGTGAGGAGTTCGCCAGGCGCCGCCAGACTGCGGGCTTCCCCACAGCCATCAGCATGGACCCCGACTTCACGGGTGCCGGTCAGATGCCGCATCAGCAAGCCGAGGGAGTTTTGGGCACCATCAAAGACTTCAGCCCCGTCGCAGATATTGAAGATATAGTCCATGCTGTTCAAGACCCCACCCCCCTGAATGTCGGCGTTGCGGGTCTTGCGGCCCTGGGTCCCGTGGGTGATGCCGCCAAGAAAGCTCTCAGGGCCAGGAAGGTCGTGCCCAACAAGGCCGAGCGCAAAGCTGCCGCGGAGATGTCGGAGACGGATCTTCAACAGATCGTTGTCGGAAAAGGGCCTGTAGGCGAGGTGGTGCCGGAAACAGCAAAGAAGTTGAGCCACGGCGCTCGATGGAAAATCGACGACACAATGGCAGATATTGGCGAAGTTGGCAACAAAAGACATATCACAAGGGTCGAGAAGGGCACAGCCCCCACGGATGTCGTGGCATCCTATTCGGGTGCGAAAGGCGAGGTCCGGGGGGAGCATAGAAATCGTCTCGGTGCGCGGTGGCAGGAGTTTCTGGAAGACATCAAAGAGAACGGCATAAAAGAAAAAATTTTCATCACCGTAGACCACAACGACAGGCCTGTTATTTCTGAGGGCAATCACCGCATAGATGCAGCCGTGGAACTTGGGCTGGAGTCGGTGCCCGTTGAAATACGATACTTCGGCCATTCTGAAAAACAAGGGGTTTTGAGCACGCGAGGAATATATGGAGAACCGGCCCCCAAGCAGGCTCGGCAGTGAACCTGACGCCTGAGCAGCGCGAAGCCTACAAGGCCGAAGTCGTACGCCGCAAGCTGGCAATAGACGACTTCTCGCGCTACCGTGCCTTCATGCACGAAGACTACCAGGAGTGGTCTTACATCACGCCCCTGAATGACCTCCTCAAGAGGTGCTATAGTGGCGACTGCAAGAGAGCGATGGTTTTCTTCCCTCCCCAGCACGGAAAGACGGCGGCCGTGTCGGAAGATTTTCCAGCATACTGCATCGGCAGAAACCCCAAGTTGTCGATGGTGGGTTGCGCGTACAACTCCGACAGAGCCGCCGACTACGGCGAGGCCGTCAGGGACCAGGTCAACAGCCGCGAGTTCCGCAACCTCTTCAAGGACGTGACCCTGTCCCCCGACTCTCAGGCCAAAGACCGATGGAATGTTACCGTCGGAGACAGGAAGCTGGGGGGGTACTTCGCAGCAGGCGTCAATACCGCCCTTACTGGACGTAAGGGCGACATCATGATCATCGATGACCCCTTCAAAGACCGCGAAGATGCGGACTCGGAACTTCAACGCGAGAAAGTCTGGAAGTGGTACCACAGCGTTTTTCGCACAAGACTGGCACCCCATGGCGTCATCATCATAGTCTGCACACGATGGCACTGGAGCGACCTTGCAGGAAGACTCCTCGAATCCCAACCCGGACAGTGGGAAATCCTCAATATCCCAGCTGAGGCGGGAGATGACGACATTCTTGGCCGCAGCCCAGGAGAATTTCTATCGGAATCTAAAGGGGGAAGCAGATACGCCCGCGCCGACTACGAAGACCTGAAGAACACCATGCCCCCCTACGAATGGTCGGCACTCTTCCAGCAGAACCCGACCCCGGCAGAAGGGCAGGACTTCAAGCGCGAGTGGTTCGACTACCACAACGGGGTGCCGTGGGGAAGCACCTATTACGTTACGGCAGACTTCTCCTACACCGACAAGGAGTCTTCAGACCCCAGCGTCATCTGCGCGTGGGGCATCGACCAGAACAACGACTGGCACCTTGCCGATATGTGGCGCGGAAGAGTTACCCCCGACATCTCGGGGAGCACCTTCTGCACCTTCCTCAAAGAATACAAGCCCTACGAAGCCCTCGTAGAGAAGATCGACTGGAACTACGCGACACACATACAGCAAGAGATGGACAGACGCAATATCTACACCCACGTGGAGACGCTCAGTGCCGCAGGAGACAAGAAAGCCAAAGCCACAGCCTACCGCGCCCACTGCGCCCGCGGGAAAGTGAAAGTCCCCCGTAAACACTGGACCGAGGAATGGATACACGAACACCTTCGATTCCCCAATGGCAAGAATGACGACATGGTAGACAACGGAAGCCTCCTGGGACGACGCATGGCCGCAACACGTGCCCCCGCCACAAAATCTTCACCCGTGCGATACGGCCCCCATACCGGACAGAACATCATCGACTCTCTGCAAGCCCACGACACCGCAATTACGAGACTGGCATGACGACGCGAGGCCACCTCATCGAGGAGTTTCTGGAGAAGCACGGAGCGGCCCTCAAGTCCGGCATGAAAAAGGTCGTCAAGAGCTTCGATGAGATGGACGAGAGATTTACGGATGCCGAGGCGGAGGCGTGGGCCGAGTCGCTGCTGCTGCGCCACAGGCTGTCCGGGAAGAAGGGCGGGCGATTTACGGGAGAAATTTTCAGTGAATACCCATTCCTAAAGGAACTTAGGAAAGATGCCTGAACAGATATCCATGAGGGAAAGAGAGCAGGACTTCTGGTGGTCCACAATAGAGAACCGCAAGAAACTCATGGCACACCACCATGAGCGATGGCGCGAACTCTACAGACGATACCGCCTCAAAGGCATCAACATCGCAGGCCTTGACGACGACGAGATTGTGAAAATCTCAAGACTGTATCCCATGGTCCGCAAGATCGTCAACGGCATCTCCTTCAACTACCCCGAAATCTTCATGGAACTGGAGGAGGAACACAACCTCGGCCCCGGCCTCGAAGACTCCCTGGAGATTGCGGGGAACGACGGCATGAAGCGCATGAAGATGAAGCGCCACGTCAGGCAGGGAATCCTGGACGTGATCTTCTGCTATCGGGCATGGTGGAAGATAGAACTCGCCGACGACAGCGTAAGCGGCGTACTGAGCACGCGAGACATCGAGCACTTCACGAAATTCCAGCGCGTAGACCCCACGAAAATTCTCGTAGAGCCAGGACTCCTCCCCCACGACTACGAAAGCAGCCCCAACATCATAGAAGAGATGGACGTTCCCCTCGGCCACCTCGTCGCGTCAGAGAGGTTCAAGCACAAGAGAGGCGAACTGAAAGCCCTTGCCCGCGATCAGAAGACGATGATGTTCGAGGATACCTTCGGCAACGACGCATATAATGCCGACACGGGGGGGCGGGAACTGAGCGAAGGCATGGACGAAGCACGCAAGCTGCGAAACATGACGACGTGCTATGAAATCCACGACAGGATGAGCGGCACCCGCAAGTTCTTCGTACGTGCCAGCGACGGCGACAGAAAGGGTCTCCTCCTCGAAAACATCGACCACCCCTTCCTCGAAGCTGAAGCCGTAAAGGACAAAAACCCCCTCACAGGCGAAGAGCTGGACATCGAATACACGCGCCCCGAGGGGGCCAAGTTCATCATCGAAGGGGGCATACCCTACTTCACAGAAGCCTTCGACTTGTCTGACCAGTTCTATGGCGAACCCCTGGCCTCCTACGAGGAGCAGGTAGAGAAAGTCGTCATGGAATCGCAAAGCAGACGCGCCGACAACCTACAGAGACTCAAGAGAATCATGGTCGGCGACATCGCCGTGAAAGAGGAAAATCCACAACTTCCCGCACAACTGAAGCAGGCCACCGATGGCAGTATGCTCTGGGCCTCCACAGGGGCGAATCGGAGCATCAGAGACACCATCGTCCCAATAGACTGGGGGAGCCCACAGCCGGACCAGCTTCTGCTGGAGCGCGACGCCAAGTTTGACGAACTCCACCTCATCAACGTAGACGCCACCGGGGGAGGATCTGCAACAGAAGCAGCAATAGCCGCAGGGCCAGCAGAACTGAACAGGGCCGCCATGCAGATGGTGCCCATAGGGGCCTACTCCTGGGGCATCGGGGCCATGCTCGACATCATGGCCGACGACAGGTATGCGAACGAAGAGTGGTTCCGGAGCCTCGCCCGAAAGGGCAACGTATCCCCGGACCAAGCCATCCAGCAGGAGTGGCTGCGCGTAAAACGGTCTATAGATATTCACTCGGCAAGCATGACGCCCTTTGCGGCAGAACGCGAAAGGGATGCCGTGCTGGCCTTCGGCGACAGATACGTCTCGCATCCCCTCGTAGACCCGCGCAAGATTATCATCCAGACCGCCAAGGCCATGAACCTCCCTGATCCCGAAGGGGTGCTCCGCAGGGGCAACAATATCGACGCCGTACGATCTGCACAGTTTGAACTCGTCAACTACGCCTTCAACCTGTCGGGAACGGGACAACCGAAGCCAATGCCCAATCCTGTACGCGGCGAAGACCACCAGACACACCTCGAGATACAAGACCCCGAAAAGGTGCAGGGGATGCCCGAGTTCAGGAACCTCAACCCCGCCGTGCAACCCGCAGTCCTTCAGGTGGTACAACAGCACATAGCGATGCACCAAGGCATGATAGACCAAGAGGCCGAAGGTACGGGAGGACCCGTAGCCACGTCTAAGCCCGACGAGGAAAACCCCTCACAGGGCCTCATATCCCAGACGCGCAGCAATGCCCAAGAGCTACAACAGACCGTAGCCACGCAATCAAATGACCGAGGAGTCGTCTAACCATGTCACCAGAAGAAGGCTTTGGGGAAAACGTGCAGCAGTTGCCGTTGTTGGAGCGTGCAAAAATGCTGTTAGCGCAAGAAGGCGGGGCGGGCGGGAGAATGGAACAAATAGTGGCGGAACTTCAAATGCCCCAACACACGGACAAGGAGACAATGCTCCGCGCAATAGAATCCCTCGGCCCAGGGGCAGTGGAGGAGTTGGTACAAAAAAACGCGGACGGGCTATTCTTAAGCATCGATGACTTTCTTGAGCATTGGACAAGAGCACCGGCGATGCGCCAGTTTGTCGGAGAGCGCCTATCCCAAGGCCCCGAGGGGCCGACTCCAGAGTCTCGGCCGATGCAGGGACCCCCGGCTCCAGGGAGATAGCGTATGTTCACGGCAGCATCACTCCAGATTATCAAGGACTGCATCGACGGAAACCGTAAGGGCGAAGACGGAGACGCCGCCCAAGCCATCGCAGACTTCTGCGAGGCCAACATCAAGGCTACCTGCAACAAGTGCGGCGGTGACGGAATGGTGGATGTGGTGCGCGACGGCATCACCCTCAAAGACTTCAAGATCTGCAACGAATGCGACGGCAGCGGCAAGGGCGAAGACTTCGACGCCATGCTCCCTGAAATATCGGGGCATAATGCCGCAATACAGGCGGCCTCCGACAAGAGACTCAAAAAAGACAAGGGGTAGAGATGGCAAAGGCCAAGAAAGCACCAGCCAAGAAAGCAGCGGCAGAGACGTTCGACGTCACGGAAGTCGTAAGAAGGACAACGGAGAGCGGCTCTCGCGCCTACGTGAAGGAGAAAGTCGGAGAGGTTTCGGTAGACCTCTCGGGCCTCCCCGAGAAGGCGCGAGACAAGGCCCGAGCGGTGCTGGGGGGCCTGTAGGTGCCACTTCACAACTATCAGTGTGAATGCGGAGAGGAGCAGCGCGACCTCTACTTCCCCATCTCCGAAGTGCCCAAATACCTGGTGTGCAAGGACTGCGGAAGCAGGATGCACCAGACGTGGGGGAAGGGATTCAACAAGAAGCGCAGCCTCACGGAAATCCTGGGGAACCACAACGCCAAGCACCACCCCCAATTCGGATACGACGTCGAAGTGGAGTCTCCCGAGCACTACCGACAGCTTCTCAAAGAATACGAGATGGAAGAAGCTGGAGACACTATAGGAGGAAACAGAGACTGGAATAGGGAGCGCATCGAAGACAAGAGATCAGAGTACGCGAAGCCGAGACGTGCTCTCGCGGACATCGCCACAGACGAACAGGTAGAAGCAGCATTAAAACAGGGAGAATAGCATGGCAGACGAAAACGGAGCTGCGGAAGCACAGGCATCACAACCCGACGAGTTCGCTGAGACCTTAGGTGGTACCCCCAGCGAGGCTCCCGTGGATGTGGGAACCCCTGAGCCAAGTGGTACACCCGCTTTCGATCCGGGAGTCTGGAACGCCGAGCGTGACAGCTTGGATGAAGTTCCAGAAGCAGCACGTGGCGTAGCTGAAGCCTTTCAGCGCCGCCTACGGGAGATGAGCAACGGTATCGCAGACAAGGTCGGCACAGTAAGACAGTACGAGCAGGAGCTGATTGACGCGAAGGCAGAGATTCAGACACTCAAGGCCGCGCAGGAAACCCCCGCAGGGCCTGCTGCCCCCACCCACATTCCGGGGCAGAATGCCAATGCCATCGCTGAGAGCATGGGCGTTGACAGCAGAAACAGCACCCAGCAGTCCTTGCAGTCGCTGTCTACGGTGTCAGACATCGTAGACCATCACCCCATTTCGGGTGAGGTGGCGGCACTGAAGGCCGAGGTTGCATCCCTCAGAGAAAGTTCAGGGATGGCTTCGGACTACGTTACCAGAGAGCAGGACCGCGCATATCAGGCGGAATACACCACCGCCGTGGATGCCCACGGCAAGGAAATGGTGGACAACGTCATCTCCAATTACGGCGACATGCGCGGACGCCCCGGCCTCGACGGCACCCCCCTCACGGTAGACAGCCTCGTCGCAATGATGACCGGGAAGGCTGCCGCCAGGGGTGCCGAAGTTCAGGCGCAAGCGGCGGCGGCCAGAAATGGCGCTGTCAGCGCAGCAGGGGGCATGGCCGTAACTTCGGGCCTCTCTGACGACGGTAGTGCAGCGCCTACCGATGCCGATGTAGACGCTTTTTTCAACAGAAACTTCTAACGCCAGCAATCATAAACGGGGAGTAGGGCAAAACCACTGAGGAATAAGGAATGCCAAACCCAACAAGCACCACAGAAACTTGGGATGCCGCGTGGACCCTCACGATGCGAAAAAATCGTGGGCGCTTCAGCGATATCATTTTTGACGAATACCCCCTGCTTTCCGCCCTCCGTCGGCGTGGCAAGGTGGAAATCGAAGACGGAGGCAAAGAGTTCCAGGAAGACGTGATGTATGCCAAGAACAGCGGCACGTGGTTCTCCGGTTACGATTCGGTGAATCAGGCGGCTGTCAGCGGCATCACGGCGGCCTTTTTCCCGCCACGATACTTCTCTGTTCCCGTCACCATTTCGATGACGGAAGAAGTAGAGTCCGACGCCGTGGGCTCCAAGAAGCTCCTCGCCGCCAAGCAGGAGCAGTCCATGCTCACCGTAAGGGACACCATCTCTGCCAGCATGTTCGGATCTGCGGGCTCCAAGGAGATGCTGGGACTTCAGGACATCGTCGCCGACAATCCCACGTCGGGCACGGTGGGCGGCATCAACCGCGCCAACGTCACCGGATGGCGTAATCAGTATGATACCACAGCCACGACGTTCCTGAATATGTTAAGCACCAACGTCTTCGCTGGCTGGGACCTGGTCACGCAGGTTTACAACAACTGCTCCAGCGGAGGCGACCAGCCCGACATTATCGTCTCCCCCCTCGACATTCAGAGCGACATTGAGTCGTCGCGGATGTCTGTGGGGTATACCAACCTTGTTGACGGCTCCTCGAAGTCGAACCAACTGGGAGAACCTGGCGACCCGAAATTCAAGAAGGCCGTCTGCTTCAGCGACCGCGACGTAGCGGCCGACCACATGTACCTGCTCAACACAAAGTGGCTGAAGCTGAAGGTCATGAAGCGCCTGAACTTCGCCAAGACTCCGTTCCAGCAGAACACTTTCCAGCACGCGAAGGTCGGACATGTGGTCTTCGGTGGACAGATGACGACCTCCAACCCTCGTCGCCTCGGTGTTATCACGGCGATGACCTAATCCGGTAGGCGACAATCTACCACTGGAGGAATGATGGCTCGAATTATTACAGAAGCGGTTGATAAAACCTATACTTCCACATCGTACCTGAAGATCGGGGCCCTCGGCGACCTTGCAGAAGACAGCGCCGGGAACATCTACGAGCTTGTCCTGCTTGTGGACCTCGATGGCGAGGCGGGGGACATCGTATATCCCGCCTCTACGGACGGAACGTCTGTCTCCACGGACTACACGGGAGGCTCCAGTCTTGCGGCAAAAGGCAAAGGTTTTCTTGCTGCCGCAGTAGACATCTCCGAAGCCCCCTACTGCTGGATTCAGCGCACCGGCATTGTGTCAGCACGCAGTGACGGCTCCGTGGCGGCAGGAGATGCAGTCATCGGTCACACCGTTGACGGGGAAGTCGACACGATGGCTGATGGCGAAGAAGAGCTTGTGGTCGGATTCGCCTTGGAGGCAGACAGCGGCAGTCCCGTGCGCTGCGCCATCCAGATTTCCGGATGTATCTAATGTCGTAGCCGCGGAGATACCGCTGCGATATTTTAATATCTGTTCCTACCCCCGAAAGGGAGGGAACTGTTGTGGGGGGGAGAGGTATTGCACTACTCCCGGCCTCTCCTCTCCACAAAAACCAGGGAGTGCAAAGATGAGTGACACAAGAGAAGAGAAGCGCGTCGGACGCCGCACGGACGCCGAAATCAAAGCCGAAGGGAAGGCCGAGGCGGAGGCAGAAATCGAACATCGCATGGAAGCCTTCGAGAAGCGGATGGAAAAGAAGATGGCGGCGCAGCAGCAGAACCACGATGCCCATCTCGCCACCGTCACGGCAGCGGCGAAGACGCAGGGGGCCATCCCCACACTGAAGCAGACGAACATAAACACCGGAAATGACATCGTCAGGGGCGTGGCTCACGCCACGGGAGGAGCCTCCCACGAAGATGTAGAAGACGAAAACGGGAACATGGTGCCGTGGACACCGGAGTGCCCCGACTGGGTATACTCCAACTACGGCGGCTTGGGAGGGCCAGAGTATATGGGCACCGAGGAGTACGGACGTCCGCTCACGCAGGACGGCCACCTCGCCGAATACCTCTACAAGCAGGCGTACCTCAATGACATCCGCATGACGCAGGAGATGCTGCCCGAGGCAATGGAAGCCTTCAAGGATCGCGGTGATGTGCCACGCCTGACGGCCCCACAGGCAGATAACGCTTCCCTGGCGGCAGCAGCCGTATTGTGAGCGAAGAACTTGACAGGCACCAGCAGGACCGCACCTACCTCTCAAGGTACGGGGACCGTGAGGTGCAGGGGAATGTGGACGCTGACGCCTACACGGGCGACGGCACCTTCTTGGCGTTTACGTCCATCAACATTCAGGAGCGCAGCAGCACACCCCCAAACCCACCCGAAGGGTGGATGGTGCTGTGGCTCTCCGATGGCACGGGGGCCGGGGATGATGGAGATACCATGATTACGACCACGGCGGGGGGAGCCACCAAAACCATCGCCATTCGCGACTTCTCGGCAGGGTAGCCATGACACTTGCAAAATCTCTGGAACTCATCCTTGCCCGCGTGGGCCTGAATACGACAGCCACACCCTTCAAGGACCGCGCACGTGACTACTGGAATGAGGGAGCCAAAGTGCTCTCAGGGGAGCGCCAGTGGCAGTGGCTCTTCAAGCAGTCTACGCTGACGCTGGCGGCGGGCACCCGCAATTACTCCCTCGCCTCTGACGTGTCGCGGCCACTCTCCTTCAGGCACACCACCGACGACGCCATCATGGACATCATCGACGTCCAGGAGGCCGATAGGGCCGATCCCGACAGTGACGAGAGCGGGTCGGCGAGGGCTGTATACATCACTGGCAGGGATTCCACGACGGGATACTGGAATGTGGACCTTGTGCCCACGCCGGACACCGCCTCGGAGACGGTGACATACCGATATTTCGCTGTGATTGCCGACAAGACGTCCTCTAATGACGCCGCGGATCTCCTGACGACGCTTCCCGAAGATGGGCAGTGGGCACTCATCGACTATGCCACGGGCAGGTACAAGGGCGAACTGGGAGACTCTCGGGGGGAGCAGGAGGAGATGGACGCCTACCGCATCAAGGTTGACGCCATGAAGAAGGTGGATGGGGAGACGGACGGCAACGAGTCCTTCAGGCTGCCGCGCCGCGATGCTGGATTCCCACATGTCATTCTCGACGTAAGAGGGACGATTAGCTAATGCCTATTCCTGGCAGTCCGCACACCTACGGACCCTGGAACTTCGGAGTAAACTACTCCGTCCCTCCGGACGAACTGAATCAGCAGGAAATGTCGGGGGGGCAGGATGTGCGAATCGGAAAGGGCGGCGAGGGGATGTCGCGCAAGGGCACAACGCCCTATAACGGCACAGCCATCAGCGGCGGCGCTGCCTATACGGCCTGTGGGCAGCACGACTTCAATGCCTCTACGTCGCGGGAATTTGCGGTGAATGGTGACAAATTCTACGAAGGGGCATCGGGGACGTGGACGGACAGAAGCTCCACCATGACCATCACGGCAGGCGACGACAATACCTTTAGCCACGTAGACGCCAATGGCACCCGCGTTCTGACGAATGGCGTCAGTGGCGACAACATTATGAAGTGGACGGCAGCGGGAGGCAATGCCGCAGCCCTGGATGTAGACTCGCGCTTCACGTGGGCCAAGTGGACGGAGTTCTTCGACAACAGGCTATGGATGGCTAACACCTCCACGGGAACCGACGAAATCTGGCACAGCGACATCGCAGACATTGAGACGTGGGGCGCGACATCCTTCTTCCAGATTGGGGAAATCATCACGGGAGTGAAGGCCATTGGTGACATCCTTGCCGTCCACAGCGAGAGGGCCATTACGGGGCTCATGCCGACAGGCAATGCCGTGACTCCCTACCGCAAGAAGAAGAGGGGCAATGCCGGTACCATCTCCGGCAGGTCTGTCGTCACGGTGCAGGTTCCCGCCAAGGGAGAACTCCAGGTCTACGTCCGCAAGGACGGCATCTACGCCTTCAATGGCGTGGACAGCCTCAAGATTTCGGGCCGTCTCGACGGCGATGGCTTCTGGGGTCTCGTAGACAAGACGCGCCTCAAGCAGTCCTTTGCAGAACACTACGAGGCCGAAAACGAGGTGTGGTTCTACCTTCCCGTGGCAGCGTCTGTAGGTGCCAGCCAGACCACCATGAACAGAATCCTGGTATACGACTACCTCCGGAATATCTTCTACCCCCCATGGACGGCGGGGCTTAATGAAGCGTATACGTGCTCGGGCATTGTGGACCGCGTCATATACTCCGGGGACGCCAGCGACGGGTTCCTCTACAAGCACGAAGAGGGCCTGAACGACACGAACGGCACGTCCACTACGGCGATAGACTCCAGCTTCCTCACTGCCTCAAGCCCCCCCCAGGGCCCCGAGGTGACGCTGCGGTGGCTCTATGCCCGCCACAGCTTTGACATTGAGGGCGATTACACCGTAACGGCGTCGTTTCTCAGTCCCAACATCCCTGGAGACTCCTCGACATTCAACCAAGGCGGGGGCTTCGCCAGCATAGGAGCCTTTGAAATTGGAGAAGACAAGATTGCCCCCGATACGATGGTAGCGAACCAGGATACGGACCTCAACGGGTACGACCCTACATTGCAATTTCAGTTCCGAAATCGCACGGAATCAGAGTCAATGAGCATTCGCAGTACCACCGCCATCTACAAGCCCATCGGTCGCGTGCGTAAGCATTAGGAGTAATAAATGCCAAATGTGGTAAAACACCCAGACGGCTCCGTTTGGAAGGACGGAGTGATGATCCAGGGCCCCACGGGGGTTAGGGGTACGAACATAGGACCCCACGGCCCCACAGGTGTCCCTGACGGATTTAGGCGACTGCCCGACGGGACACTGGTGCCCAAAGGTGGTGCCGCAGACCTTGGTAGCAACACCTTTGGCACTCCAGCGGCTCGGCCCACCGTCAGGACTCGGCCCACCGTCAGACACACAGATACAAACCTGCCTGTTACTACGGAGTCGCCCCAGCACGCGCAGGACGCCACCAAGGCGTATCGTGATGCTTATGATGCGGGGATTGCGGCGGGAATGACGGATAAAGAGGCCAGAGATCAAGGCTTTGCCGCTGTGACTTCTCGGAACTGGGAGACTGGGGAAGTATATGGTCAGCCGCCACCCGGAGACGGATCTACCCCTCCACCACCACCACCGGGAGATGGCTCTGAGCCGCCGCCACCACCTCCAGGAAGTGGCCTAGCAACACCGGAAGACGTACAAAGGCACTTCAGCCTGAGTCCACAGCAGTACAACAGAAATGCTCAGGCCTGGAACAGAAAGTACGAACGCGATACGGGCAGTGGCGTTGATTGGAGCGGGCCGCCACCACCCACAGGCGGAGGCCCGGGTGAGCCAGAACGCGATGCCAACGGCAATTTGATTCTTGAGGTGCGGACGACAGTAGAGGGCGGCAACAAGATCGTGGAGAAAACAGACACCAACGGCACGGTCGTGAGTAGGACTGTGACTCCCTACACCGTAAACCAAATGAACGACGGGGAGATAGACACCAGTGACGCCATTGACGGCACTGTCGATGGTGCTCCCGGTGCCCTCTCCAAGATTGCCCCCGGAGGCGGGGATGTAGACATCGCACAGGTCTCCATCGCCATCGGAAACCTTCGGCGCACCAGTTCTGACGCCCAGATACGCGCCGTGCTTAGGGATCACGGGCTCACGGAAGATCAGATAAACCAAGGCTTCCTGGTGGCGTCGGGTGCCAATATCGAAGACGTGCTGCCCCCGGATACGACTCCCCCCCCAGCCCCCGACCTCCAAGGTATGGAGGATAGCGGAGACCTGATGGCAGACCTTGAGGGGCTGCTGAGAGGCCGGATCGACACCACGGGCTTGGATGACATTGGGAAGCGCGACCTTGCAGACTTCGACGAAGCCCGCCGTCTCGGGAGAAGGCAGACGATAGAGGAGCTGAACAGGCTGGGCCTCGTAGATCTGGGCCGGGGCGCGGGGGCTTCTGCCGACGTCTTGGGGGCCTTCGATGAAGGCACGGCACGGGGACGCCTCGACATCAGCGCACAGGCGCAGGAACGTCGCGATGCAATCATTGACGACCTCTTCAAGCTGGATGCTCAGGGGACGTCGAAACTCGAGTCTGAAGCGCGCCTGAAGATGTTGCAGGACAGCATTGAGTCTCGGGACCAACAGGCGCTGTTTAACGCCGTGGTAGACATCCTCGGCCCGCAGGGACTCGGGGTTCTCGACGACGTTGGGGGAGCGGTGGTGGAAGGCGTCGGCATGCTCTTCGATCGTGGTGGCGATGACGAGTCCGCAGTGGACGAGCTTGTGAGACTCACGGGACTCGGCAGGGATGCGGCGCGGCAGATTCTGGGGACGTCGAACGCCGCTGGCGTAGACGCCGCAGGGCTGGCAAGGCTGATGGATGCTACGGGTATGAGCGAGAGCGAGGCCATTGCAGCTATCAACGCCTCTGCTGCGGCAGGCGGTGTCACGCCCACAGGTGCGGGTGCGGGAGCAGGAGCCGGTGGAGGCGCCTCAGCGGCTGTAGGTGGTTCGGGCGCTGGCCTCGGCACTGCGGCCACAGTAGCTGGATGGACAGGTCTCGCCGCCCTCTCTCTGTGGGCAGGGCACACCATGCTCACAAGCAGCAGCACCGTAACCTACAAGGGGAAACAGTACAGCCTTGACGACCCGGGCGAGATGAAAAGGTATAGTGACGCCTTCCTCGCTGATCACCCCACCTCTATAAGCCTCTACACCAAACCGGGGAATATCAACCACTTCCAGAGATATGCGAATGAAATCTCCACGGAAGACCTCACCACGCTGTTCTCAAGTCTGAGCCGAAAACTTACGGCCATGGACGCCCATCAGTTCGGCAACGGCGACTTGGGGCAGGACTTCGTCATCGCCATGGGTGAACTGCAAAGGCGGGGCGTGGACCCGAACCAGATACGGCAGGCAGCGATTCAGGACAGCCCCGCCTCTCCTGAGTGGCACCAGCACCAGACGGAGACCATGTTGCGGGCCGTTGAAGGCAGGGGGATAAACTAATGGCTTTCGGACTGAACCTATCAACACTTGCAAACCTCGGACGTGCAACGTCACGGGGTATAGAGCAAAACACCGCGCACAACAGGCGCACGGCAAACCAGCGACTCGCCAAGGCCGCCCTGAGTGCCTCCTCCAACCCGGACCCGGAGGCGGGGTCACGGCAGTTGGCAGAGGCTCTGTTAAATGCCGGTGACGCCGACGTCGAGCTTATCAACCACCTCCAGAATACACAGATACAACTCAGGGGGCTTGCGCGTCAGGCTGTCAGAGACGAGCGCGAAGAGATGCGCTTCAATCAAGAGCAGGACGACAGGAGAAAACGCCAGGATTACCTGGAGCAGCTGCAGCGGCAGGTGCTCTTAGATGTAAATCCTACGGGCGAAGACTTCTTCGAGATGGTGCGAACAACGGGCGCTGACGTGGCGGCGGGAATCGACCCCCAGAAGGCACGGTTTGAACGTGACAAGCTGGAGCGGGAGGCCCGCCAGCTTGGCAAGCGCGATTTTGGTGTGGTGCTACAGGAAGAGATGCGGCAGATAAGCAGCGACGCCTCACGCCTTGGTGATAGAATTTCGGTCGATGAGGTTAAGGCTCGGGCCTTGTCTAACTTGCTTGCCCAAGGAGGCGACCAGGCATTCTTCAATGTGCCAGAGTGGGTCGATTGGGGGGCCATACTGGATCAGAAAACGATCGATGACGCCGTAGCCCGGGCCAAGAAAGACATAGCGAATGGTGGAGCCGAAAAAGCATTCGAAACATTTACCGGGGCTACGGCGCTCACGCCGGCACAGCAGGCGGCAGTCATCAAGCGCGTGCCTGAGTTTCAGCGCATCGCAACAGAAGGGGAGTCAAGTCCGGCGGTTCCTGAAGAAATTCGCCAACTGCCCGCTGGTCTTCGTCTAAGGTATTACGCATTCGCGCTCGAAAGAGGAACTATAACCGCAGGTCAGATTATCGCGTTTGAAGGTCAGCGCATGTTTGAAGGGGTCACTGAATACCTTGGGAGGTCGGCATTGCACGGAGGCCCTGAAGGGCTCGGAGTAGTTTACTCCGAAGTTCCAGGAGTGCATCGCAGGCGAGAAACCCGGGAGAACATACTGAAAAACAAGGAATTACGGGAACAGGAGCTCCGCAAGGAGCTTGGGGATCACGGGCTCACGGAAAAGCAGATCGATAGCGCATTGTCCGTAAACCCTTAGACGCCCCCGCACAACAAGGCCAAGGTGCTGGGGGCTTAGAGCAGGCGGAATTTATGGGTGGTGTAACAGATATTACTGCGGCAAAGATCAGGGCTGGAGAACGTCCGACGCTGACGCTTCAGGATCGTAGTGTGCCCCCTCCAACATACCTAAGCCTAAACGATGACGGGACTTCCTTCCCCATCCAGCAGCCCCTCGACTTGGACCTGTCTTCTCTGGAAGGCTTCTCCTTGAATCCTGTTAATATGCGACCGGACCCGTTGCGCCCAAGATTGCCACGGGAGACACAGCACAGCGACATACCCGATGACTTAATTCTTAAGCCTGTTGATGTACGACCGGATCTTGTGCGTCCAGAAATGACACAGGAGGATGTCGAGGAAAATCTACCTGAAGACATACCAGATCCGCGTTACGTAGAGCTGCCAATGCGGAAGATTTTGGTTCGCCCCGAAACACCACTGGATATGCCTATCAATCTATCAGAACCAGCCCCGGTGGAGATTCCAAACCCCGTGGCCCTTGTTCCCGACGACATCACCGACGACATGATTGCAAGGACCGAAAGAGAAGTAGGTGGTTTGCAACAGCAGGATGGTGTCACCACGATTACAGAGAATGCATTCCGCGCTGCATTGGCAGGCCCTGCGGCAACTGGCAACAAGGTTGTAATTGATCCGAATATCAACGTGGCGCAGGTTATATCCACGGATGGGGACGTCATAGCAGAGTACCAGATCGGGACGGGCGATATCACTGGTGGTCGTTATGGGAAGAAATACTTCACACCTACCGGACTGGGAACGATCATCGACAAGCAGAAGCGCCCCGTTGGGCCTGGTGAAGAGGGCCCATACAAGCTTAGGCTGTCACTGTCGTTCTACGATAATCGCAACCCCTTCCTGTTGCACGGGCAGTACGATCCAGACGATGTCATTCGGCAGCGCGATAAATTTATCAACAAGGGATTCGTGTCGCACGGCTGCGTCAGGTTTTTCAATGACGACATGAATGACCTCGTTAAACTTGTCGGTAAGGGTTCTGTAATTGAGATTCTGGAGTATGCTGGCGAAGGCTTCGGCAAGAGAAAAGTATATGGTAGAACAAAAAGGGAAACAGCACGCTTGGGTGGACGTGTACCACAGGTTCACCTGAATACAACCGCCGCGACCTCATTGTGACGCCCAAGGGTCGATGGGCCCGAGGCCATATAAAGAGAAAATAGATGGCAAACCCCTATGACGAGATAGTCGCAAGAAATAACCAGCTATCCATAAGCCGGTATCCCTTCGATTCACCCAAGGTGAATGTGGGGCAAGCGCGTGCTGATCGTGGGGCGAGGACAGAGATTCGGCGCGGCGAGAGCAGGCTCCAGCATCGCGGGGACCTCGACCTGTTGGAGACGGAACTGGATCGAGACAGGTCTGGGCCGTTTGAAACGGCGACAAGCACCATCTTTGACTTCCTGAACCGCCCCGCAAGTGCAGTGTCGGGAGCAGCCCTGGAACTTCAGCGCAGTGGTGACCTCGGGGCCGCGATAGAAGAGGGCGGTCGCCAGTTTATCAAGAGCGACGAGCGGCGGTTCAAGGATACACCAACCTTCAGCCAAGTTCTGGCAGGGGGGCAGGATGAAGAGGCCACGGCCGCCCAGGCTGCGGCAGGCTTTGTCCTTGACATGGTCACCGATCCCTTGAACCTGGTGGGGGGATTCATCGGCAAGGCGGGACTGCGGGGCCTCTCCCAAGTGGGCGCTCTCGCAGGCAAGACAAGGTTAGGAAAGGCCGCTGGGAGAGCCGTCGTCCCCGACTTTGAACTTCGGGGGTTGGCACGCAGGGGTGACGCGTTTAATCGTGATGTCGGTGAGGGTGCCTTTAACACCGAAGCTCTCGACAAGTTCATCGCCGAGCGGACGGGAATACGGAACCTGGCTGACGCCGAAACTCGGGAGTTTGCCGAGGCCATCGCCGAACTTGAGAAGGGCCTCTCAGGAGACCAGTTGCACGCCCTGGGGCTTCTGTCAGACAGCCCCTCGGCTCTGCGTGCTGCGATAGAGCATAGGCTTCAGGGACTGCGCCCCGAAGACAAAGAGCTGATTCTCCAGAAGAGCGAGGCGTTCCTGAAGTTCTTCCGTAAGGAGGGAGAGGGCGACGTCGCGGAAGGCCTCCTGCATAAAGACTCGCTTATAAGCCTCTACGTTCCGATTCGGAGCAAGGCAGGCGAGGTCGTGCAGCCACAGATAGCACGGAACCTGTCACCTCGGGACCTGACGCGTGGAGCACAGCCCTTCCAGAAGAAGCGGAAGTTCGATACGGTAGAAGAGGCCCAGGAGCACGCGACAATGGATGTGGAGACAGACATCGCCAGGCTTGCCAAGATTCGGTCGCTGGAGTCCGTGCGGGCGCGTTCGACGAAGCGCCTCAAGGACGTGGTCTTTGATCCCGAGAACGGCATATCCTTCAAGGTCGAGGATGCGGGTCTGCTCAAGAGCATCAAGGAGTGGAAGGCTGGCATCGGCAATACCACCCCCGAAATGAAAGCAATGCTGGATAAGGGCTATGACTTCACGGAAATCGTGAAGGGTGACGGCGTCTTCTTTGCTCTGCCCAAGCCTATTGCTGACGACCTCGCGGCCGCCAACAGGCTGTGGACCAACAGTGAAGAGTTGAATTCCATGTTCGAGGGGTTCCGCAAGTGGCAATCGGTGTGGAAGGGAATGGCCGTCTTCAGCCCCGGCTTCCACGCCCGGAACATGTACGGAAACTGGTTCAACAACTGGCTTGCAGGCGTCAATGACCCCCGTGACTACGCAGAAGCCTTTGCCCAGCAGACAGCCAAGTCGGGGAAGTATTACGACTTAGCCCTTAAGAATGGCATCCTCCAGGGCGGGCAAATAACCGCAGAACTCGGCGAGTTTGCTGGCATCGAAAAGATTCCCAGCCTTGCGGGAAAGATTATAAACTCAAGACCCATGAGGGCCAACAGGGCCGCGGGGGCGTTCATAGAGAACAACGCTAAGTTGGCGCATTTCATCAATAAAATGAAAAAGGGGATGAGTGAAGAAGAGGCCCGCGCATCCGTGAACAAGTACTTGTTCGACTACACTGCTCTTACACCGTTTGAGCGGGATGTGATGAGGACCATCATCCCCTTCTACTCATGGATGCGCTTCAACATCCCCCTCCAAGTAGAAGCCATGATTGCGAACCCGCAAAAATATGGGCGCATCGCAAAACTTATCAACAACCTTGAGCAGATGTCTGCTGACCAGCGCGACCTGACGACGCCAGACTATTTCGAGGAACTACACGCCATTCGGACGCCCAAGGCGATAGGCGAAGGCTTCGCGCACCTCAACGGACAGCCTGTCCAGCCGACATTCTTCAACCCCAACCTTCCATTCCAGGACTTGAACAGGTTCAATATCAGGGATATTGCGTCAAGCATCAGTCCTCTCCCAAAATTGTTCTTTGAGAGCATCCCGAAGCGGGGGTATTCGGTGTTTCTCGACAGGCCCCTCGAAAAGTTCGAGGGTGAGCCCGATGAGGTGACAGGGTTGCGGCGCAAGTTCCAAAATGCAATGGACACGGCGCTGCCGACTGTGGGCAAGGCGCGTCGGTTGGCAAGAGAGTCTGAGCGCGGTTTCTTGTGGCAGCAACTGTTTACAGAGCTTGGTGGCCTTAAATTCATGGGCGTAGACGAAGGGCGCGTTCAACGGGGCAGCCTGTATGACAGGAGAAATGCCGTTCGCCGTGCTCTTGACGCAAGCGATAGGAGGCAATAAGTGGCGGTCTGGAACCAGAACTACACATTCGTCGCGGGGCAAGTCCCCACGGCAGCAAACTGGAATGCAAACCCGTCGTCTCTGAGTACGCTCCTGTCAGGGCAGGTGGACCGTGACAATGTAGACAGCACCTCGGCAGACGGCATTGGCGTGCTGAACGTCAATCAGACGTGGACCGGAAATCAGACACATACGGGCACCACGCAGTTGTCGAACACTCTGACGGTGGGCGTGGACGGGACGGGCTATGACGTCCAATTATTCGGTGCTACTTCCGGGGCATATATGTTGTGGGATGAAAGCACCGACGACCTCGTCCTGGCTGGTGCCGCACAGCTATACCTCAACGATGCTGGTGGCGGTGAGCACCTGTCATCTGACGGCACGGACTTGACGATAAATTCCGGACGGAACATAAACCTGACGTGTGCCAGTGGCGATGTCGTGATTCCCGCCAACATAGGGTTGACGTTTGGCGATGCTGCCGAAAAAATTGAGGGCGACGGCACTGACCTGACGATCAGCGGAAACAATATAAAGCTGACGGCGGTGGCGGACGTGGTCGTCCCAGCGAATGTGGGAATCACGTTCGGTGATGCTGCCGAGAAGATCGAGGGCAACGGAACCGACCTCACAGTCGCGTCAAGCGGTGACCTCAACCTGACCGCCACAGGCGACGTGAACATACCCGCCGATGTAGGTGTGACCTTCGGGAATGATGCCGAGAAAATTGAGGGTGACGGCACGGACCTTACGATCTCCGGAAACAACATCAACCTCACGGCAACGGCGGATGTCGTCGTTCCCGCCAACGTGGGCATTACCTTTGGCAGCGGTGAGAAGATTGAAGGAGACGACACCGATCTTACGGTCACGTCTGGTGGGGACATAAACCTGTCTACGGGCACGGGCGCTCTGAGCATCACGGCAGGCGACATGACGCTCTACGACGACAACAATAACGCCGACGTGACAATGAAGATGGGCACAGGGTCTGCCGAGGCGCTGGAAATCGCGGTCCTCAATGGCGGGTCGAACAAGACGGCAGAAGAGGTGCGGTTTACGAGCAAGACGGCCAGTGGAACTGGCGACCACGGCAAGATCGCATTCTATGTAGACGATGCGGAGATTGGAACCTTCGATGATGGTGGACTCGATCTTGCGTCTGGGAAGGCGTTTAGCGTGGCAGGGTCTGCGCTTTCGTCTGGTACGGCGCTAACAGGCAGCACGGATAACTGGATCACTACCGTCACGGGCGCAGATGCTATTCAGGGTGAGGCAAACCTGACGTTCGACGGAAGCGTGCTAATTACGGGGGGAGGCTCCCTTAACAATGACCAGACTCAGGGTGTGCAGATTGACCAGAACACCAACGACAACTTCGCCCTGACATTTGAGAGTAGTGACGTTGGGCATGGCTTCGGGGACCTTGCAGATCCAACGATATTTGGGGCTGTCGGCAAGGCACAAGCCGATGCTGGCGGGTTGCAGATTACCGGCGTCAGGGACCCAAACTCCGTTGCTTCTGGGGCCTTGCATCTCCGAGGATTCATTGCGGAGGCGGCAGCCACGGACGACACCACAGGGTCGCAGGGCGTTGTGGACATCGAAGGCAACGTCACGGACGGGGGCGCGTCGTGGCAGGGGGCGGGGTCTACGGGCAATATTCTGACAATCGCGAATGGCTCCACGACCCGAGTGGTGTTTAAGGGCGATGGCACGGTACACGCCTCAGACACGTCATGGGCAGATTCCCTCGATGATCTCCCTGACGCCATCTCTGGGCGCTCCCTGACCACGCAACGGGCTGTAGAGTCTGGCGGGGTTCTCGCAGGCTACCAGATTCACGCTCCCGAATTGGTCGATGCACTGGAAGCGCGGGGGATCGTCACGGCAGCAGAGAAGCCGGGGGAAGGTGAGATTCCCGGTCACCGGTTCCTGAATTTACAGAAGGGCGTGAAGTTCTCATGGGATATGGCATTTCAAAATTTCTGCTGGCTTGCCCATCTGATTGAGAGGCACGTCCCCGCAGACGAGATCAAAAACTTCCCGATGGCATCCGAGCTTCAGTCGGGGCTTCGGTATTTGGAGAAGGGGAGGAACAATGGCAGTCACCTGTAATCTCAATTATCACGGTGGACAGTATACCGGGGTGAAATTCACCGTCACCTCCTGTTATCAGAAGGAGCTGGCCGCTCACGGGGATGATAAATACGCGAAGCTGGCTGTTTATACTGTGGAGGTGGAGCTTCCCGACGGGAAGATTTTCCCTGTGCCCGAATGGAAGACCGTGAAGACTACCGCGGATTTCACTAAGGCCCCCTTAACGCTGGCCGAGGCTGCGATGAAGGCGCGTCTTGCCGAGGCTGGCGCAACAAATATTCAGGACGTGTAATGGAAGATGAAATCAGAGCACGGATCGAAGAGCTTAGGGCCGAGTTGACGAAAGCGGTTGAAGCAGCAGCACAGCGAGATGGGACGTGCGTTATTCTCCAGAATAGAATCGATGAACTTGAGAGATTGAGCAGCCACATTACAGCAAAGGAATCCTGACAATGGAATGGATCACAGGGAATTGGGAATACGTGTTGGCGCTGGCCGAGGCTTCGATGAAGGCGTCTTGAAGATGCCCCGATTGGCGATAAAGTCACCGACAACGACGCATAAACGGAGGGCCTGACAATGGAATGGATCACAGGGAATTGGGAATACGTATTGGCCGCATTCTACGTGGCGGAGAAAATCGTGAAGCTTACGCCGACGGACAAAGACGACATCCTGTTCGATATGATCTTCGATGTTGTTGGGAAGCTTGCGGGAAAAAAGCGTCCGGCTGGCGGCGGTTCGTAGGGATAGCATCTACGGCTCTCCCGATTCCCTCACCGGTAAAACTGGTGGGGAAGGGAATCGCAAAACTGTTGCGAAGGTAGCCTATGCCGAACTTTAATTTCGACCGAGATGTCCCCTACGAGCGATGGGCCACATCCAAACTGGCCGAGACTCTCCGCGATAGAGATGCGGAGATCTCGCGGCTTGAATTGCTGCTGGACGATCAGGTGGGGAAGCATGTCGATGCGCGGCGCAATCTCAAACGCGCCAACCAGACAATCAAAGTTGTCCAGAGGAAGCCGAAAGGAAAAATCGATAAGGTCAGCCGCAAGAGAATACGCGAAATGATGTGGCATACCTTGGGGTCTAATCTGATCAGCTCCGGGATGTGGGTGCCCGCGGCAATGGCCGCCGGGGAGTTCACGCCGTTCCTCCTCCTGAGCAACCTTACCAACGCGATCCTCCAGCCTATTCAGATGTACATCCAGAAGCGCCAAGAGGTGCATTGATGTCGCCTATTGCGCTACTCGTCATCACCCTGCTCGGTGCAGGGTGGTGTCTGGTTGTGCTGGCTTTTCGGCTTGCGGAGATGTGGGACGAGGAAGACTAACCAGTCAGAGCGACTGCGCGGAGAAGTGGACTTGAAAGGAATCCGAAGTGGGTGATATGACACCTAACTTTTCGAAGTCGGAGTTTGCTTGCCGCTGTGGATGCGGAGAAGATCGCATCTCCCCAGACCTGGTGGAACGCCTCCAGTTAACTCGCGATGCTTTCGGGCGCGGCATCAAGATCAATAGCGGCTGTCGTTGCGTGGAACACAACAAGAAGGAGGGAGGGTCGCCAACTTCGAGCCACCTCGTAAAGGATCGGGAAGTTGACGGCAACGGCTGGACGGGTGGGCGTCAAGAAACGTCTGTGGCCGTGGACCTCCAGTGCGCCACATCCCGTGACCGCTATCGGCTTCTCTCCTGCCTGATGAAATCTGGCATTCGCCGCATAGGCATTCACGAGAAATTCCTCCACGTTGACATCGACCCAGACAAAGACGACGAGGTCGCGTTCCTGTATTAGTCACGGGGAGGGTGGCCGTGCAGCGTTCTACCGGCTCCTACCGGTAGAAAAACGAGCCACGCATTCGGTTCCTATGCAGCCCTCCTTTTTGCCGTTCTGTTCCTGACGTTGAAACCCGAATGCGATTATTGCTGAATGGTTATCCGATCGGGCCTGGACGTCGTCGTCGCAGGAATCCGGCCGACCCCCTCCTGTAACACCCCCGCAAGCACTGGCCTTTACCCCTGCCGCGCATTTTAAGGCCCTCTCACGGCCGATCACTAAGCCTATATGGTTAGCTACAGTTCGGGCAGATCGTCCACCAAAACGCCCCTATGGGGCCGTATGTGGTTGTGGGGAAAAGAAAAAGCCCCCGGAACGCCGATTGGAGGCGTTCCGGGGGCCTGTCTCTTAGATCACGGGTTTAGTTGCTGGGGCGTAGTCCCCGGACGCAAAAAGGCCGGGGCGGCCTCTCGGCCCACCCCGGCCCCGACCCTTGTGTCATTGGGTCAGCAGACGCGCAAACAGCTCCCGGATTCTGGGGTTGGGGATAGTCTCCTTGACCAAGTCCAGCAGGTCGAGGAAGTCGCCCAGGAGATCCAGGAGGTCACCCGCGTCCGACAATGCCTCCTCGAACTCGGGAGTGTACTCGGGAAGTTCTGCCTTGGCGAAAAACGAGCCGGTTCGGTTTGTCGAATGGGCATGCCGTCTGATTGCCTGTCGGGAGTGTACTCTGGAAGTTCTGCCGAGGTCACCCGTGGTCGACAATGCCTCCTCGAACTCATGCTGTCTGATTGCCTGTTCTGTTTTTGACGTCCTGTCCTTTTTAGGTTTGTCGCTCTCCAAGATGTCCGACGCACGGGGAGTATTCCTCGCCGAACTCGATACGAGTCTGCAAGCACCGGTTTCGGGGTCGCGCTCACAGTGCATATTGGGATGACTTACAGGGAGGTCGAGTGCGAGTTCGATATTCCGAAGCGCCTCAAATCCGATCTTTGATTCATCGGCGTGTGCCTGGCAGTACCGGCTGAAGCTCACGATCGGCATCTGGTTTCCGCGATAGTCGCAGGCAACGAAAGCCGCCGCCTGCGTCTGATTCCATCCCTTTCGGTTCAGTGCTTCCCGGATCTTCGCGGAGAAGTTTGAGGGCTTCTTTACGAGCGGCCCGCCTGCATATGCGTTCTCTACGGTTCTCTTCCCGTGTCTGTTCATTGATCCCTCCGGTTAAATTCAGCGCACTTGATGACCTTGTCTACGTTGGCGTCCAGACCGAACAGGCATGTGCCGTCGAAATATCTACACGTTGGACAGATGTGCTCTGCTGCGATCAGTGCCTTGATCTTGTCTTCTGCACCGTCTATCGTTTTGCCGGGGGTCAGGTTGGCCTGGGCAAGCATCAAGCCGAGCCTCTCCCTTTGAATCGCCCACCATATGCCGCCGAAGATCCCTCCGAGGCGGCGACGCAGCCACCACTTACGGATCGACTTCACCGTATGCCTCCTTCCTGAATACGCGGTATGCGTTGCAATAGCATGGGTCTGAGTGGAACGGGCTTCGATATACCTCCTTTCCGTTCACCTTCACGATGTAGCGCTTGTCAGTGTCGACGAGTTCGACGCCTCCGTGCTCGAACATCACAGCAGATTCATTCAAAACCTACGGAGGGGCCTTGTACCCCCCGCTCCAGTTTCAGTTGTTCGATCCGGTTGAGCATCTCCTTGGTGATGGGGTTCTTGTATCCCCTCTGCGACATCAGGTAGGTGCGTCGCAGCCCCGTCAAGTGGACCTTGCGCTCGTGGAGTTCCCGCTTCTTCTCCCACGCGTGTTTCGGCACTGTATTGGGGTCTGTGTCTCTGTCATAGAATCGGTATTTTTTCTGGAGGAATTTCAACTCCCCGGTTATAAACAAGATCTCTTCTTCCATGCTCTCATAGGTCATCTTGGCGGGCACTGGATTTTTCCTCCAATATCGAAAGCTGGTTGTCGTCTTCGGGGAACTCTTCCCTACGGTGAACCTCTACGTCATCCGCGACGTATGCGAAGAACTGTTCGCCCCCTTTGTCGAATGTAAGTTGAACCACATCGTCTTCGACGTGGATGTTGAACAGCTTGGCTCCGATGATCTGATTTAGCCGTCTGATCTGGTCGTCACTCATCGTCATCCTCCTCGTCCGGGTCAATGCCAAGCTCTCCGAACAGATCGTTGTCGGGTTCGGCCATCTGCTTCTCGGCTTGATCCATCATCCTGCTCCATCGGTCGTGGGCCTCTGCCGCAAGCCCGGTCGACTCCTTCAGGGCCTCCCCCTGTGAGTGCTCCATTCGCGAGAGGGCTTTTCGGTAATCCTCTGACACCAGCAGTGCCTTGTTGACCCTGACGTTAAAAGCGAAAAGCGTCACAGCGTACGACACGAGCGCACAACCCAGGGCGACGCTTTCAAGCGACCAACCGGCCGCTACCGAAAGCACGAGGTCGACCCCGAGCCTCATTCTAAGGACGTTCATTGTGGTACCCTCCGAGTTGTTAAAAGGGGGAGGATGGCGCAGGGTGATTCCGATCACCATCCTCCCCTTGGCCTTCCCGTTGTCCGGTGCCGACACCTTCCCGCTCTCGCGGCAAGGGAAAGGCGGAAGCCCTGACTCCCGTGTCGGGTTTAACTCCGGCTGTTACGGGAAGGAGCGGTTACGCTTCGAGGTTGCCGACAAAGAGTTCTTCGATACAGGCTTGGTCGTTGTCATTGTCGAGGTGCGGGTTGATTCCCCACGACGAATGGCAGAAGTGCTGGAAAGCACCCACCACGGAGTTCTCTGATTCGCCGTAGTATTTTCTGCGGCCCGTCACGCTGATGCCGAAGCACTTGGCCCTGGCGTCTACGAGCGCCTCGTTGAACCGCCGTAGCTCGTTCGGGAACTGACCAACCGGGAACATCTCGTCGCTGATAAATACCACATCAGCTTTCGCCATCTCCCGTTCCTCGTCAAACGTCTTGATGATTTCCGCCCACGCGGTTTCGTAATATGTCCCACCTCCCTCGAAGTGCTGGAGCATTTTCATAAACTCTGCATCGTCTTCTCCACCGTGGCTGAATGTCTTCGCATAAACGCTGCCGCTGTACTGGATCATTTTGAACGGCTGCTTTCGTTCCTTGCATACCCTGTACAGCGCACAGGCGATCGCTTTGGCCCAGCAAATCCGTTTTCCGCCCATCGACCCGGAGCAGTCTACGGCGCAGACGATAGGCCCACGCCCGAGAGACTCTTGCGACTCCTTCGTCCAGACCGTTGCCTGCTCGTCGTAGAGCCGCCGCACAAGGTCCAGGCCAAGGTCTTCATCGGCCAGCATCGCTAACTCGGGGCCAACCATTCGAGACACATCGCTGCCGAGTTCTGTGTCGATGACTTCACCATAATCGGTGCGGTCGCGCTGTTGTGATTTGCGGGCAATGATCTGCTTGATGCGACCCGCAAGCTTCGCAATGTCCTGGAGATTCTGGTCGTTCTCGATCTGCTCTGACATCTCGATGAGCATCTCTTCGTTCAGCTTTCGACTCACACCGGGGCCTCGGCCGAACGAGAGAGTGTCCATCGTCGCCTGCGTTGCCGCTGCCGCCTCTTCGGCTTCGGACAGACACTGGCGCAGGGCATCACGGATCTCGTCCTCGTTGTCTCGCATTGCCTCCGCTGCCTTCTGTGCATTGGCCTCGGCCTCTTCCCTTGAATCTTCCTCCAGTTCCGCAAGCTCATGGCCCATCGCTTCAAGTTGCTGCTTCTTCTCCTCGTTCCCGGCCTCGTCGGCTTCCTCCCACATACGCCGAAACGTCTTAAGCCTCTTTCCGGCCTGCCGCGCGTCTTCCCCTGACTGCTGTGCGGAGGCTATCGACCGCACGACCTGCTCGGGGAGACTATTGAGAATGTCGTTCAGCTTCTTCGTTGCGATCAGAGAGGTTAGCTTGTTCCGAATGGTCTTGCCTCGGAGCGACCGATACTCTGCCATCCCCCCCATCAGCGAAAGCACCGTGTCGTGCGGATTAAAGTCCGCGTAATATTCGCCGCGCTCCTTTGTTCTCGGTGCTCCACGATAGAACCATTCCCACCCGTCGACTTGCAACTCCCGGAAGTGCGGCAGGATTCTTGCGCCATCTATCCCGAGGCGGGTCAGTTCGGGAGCACGTAGCTCCAGGAATTTAAAGTCCTGCCGACTGAACTCGGAAGAGTCGATGATGTATCGTTTATCGTCGCGTATATCAAAGCGCTTTGATTTCTCTCTCTGGTATTCGGCAAGGCGCGGGGGGGCCTTCTTTGCCACCCCGCCCTTGCCGAAGAAACTGAACGCTCTTTGGATCATCCCTTTTTTCGCCATGATTAATCCCTTATGCGGAGGATTTCACGAATGACTCGCTCGTCGATGCGCTCGACCTTCTTTATGGCGGCGGCACATATCGCCTGCGACTTGCCCTGGGTGCCATTGCCCATCTGTTCGAGTGTGCTCAGAATGTCACTAACCTCGACCCGTGCGTCAGCGGATGCCGCAATACGGACCGCTTCGTCGCCAGGAGATTCGGCAACGACCTTCTGCGCGGCTTTGAATGCATCCCGCGCAGACTTGACATGGCGGTCGGCCTGATCTTGTAGTGGGTTCGCGATCTTGAGGATGATGGCTCGGACCCGATCAATGTGGTCTGGGTCCGACCACAATACATGCTGGAGGATTGCGAAGTCCTCCGCGTCGACGTAGTCGCGCCCTTGAAGCATAGCCTCTGCCGGGAGAACGTCACGCGCTACCCAGACGGCCTTGCGATCATCGAACGGAAGCCCCTCCTGCCGGAACTCCTCGCGCAACTGCCAGAGAATATCCGTGCAGCCTTCGGCCCACGCGACGTTCCGTAGCTCTGTCTGTGCTGCGTGGATCTCGTCCAGCGTGATGCCGAGGAATGTGATGTCGGGCACCCGTCCTTCGCGGGTCGCGTCGATCATCGCGCCGAACGAACTCTTGTCGGACAGGTAGTCGAGGCGGTGTTTGAATGTCCACCGGGAGTCGAACGCTGCAAGCGCCGGGCCCTCGTACATCTCATTGGCCATCCCGAATACGGAAACGAGCGGAACGTCGAGAACGGTTCTCCCGTTGCGGTACTTCCGCTCGTTCATCATCCGCAGAAGAGGATTGCAAAGCGCATCGCCCGCCTTGTAAACTTCATCCAGTATCGCGATGTGGGCTGTGGGCAGGAAGCCGTCAATGGCTCGGCGGTAGTCCTCCATCTTGATGCCCTGGAGGCTGGTGGGTCCAAGCACCTCGTCTATCGGGATCGACTTGCTCAACAGCTTGTAGAATACGTCGGCGTCAACGATCCCCCTTGCGATGATCTCAGCGAGGTAGGTCTTTCCGGACCCCGGTGGCGAGATCTGGAAATGGTTTTTTCCAGTCCCGAGTGCGAGGAAGGAAGTGTGCAAAACCTCTTCGCGCTCCGGAACGAGCGGGGACAGGTGGGCGATGGCTTCGTTTGCTTTGTTCCAGTAGCTCTGTGCGTACTTGGCGGTCATCATTGGTCTGTCCTTTTTAGAATGGGGCCTTGCTTGTGTTGGCGGACTTCACGTCGTCGAGCACCGCTTCGCTCTTCCTTGCCTTCGTTTCTTCACGTTCGATTCGCTTCTGCTCCTTGTACGAAAGTTGAACGGTGACGTCTGTCTCTCCCCGGATAACTTTCTCCATCAGTTCCGTCTGCTCTCTGCATGTGTCCTCGATGTGCGTCGAGCGGTAGTCCATCAGCCGCTTGTATGCACGGGCCTTCGTGTGTAGGGCGTGGTACTGTTTCGCCAGGGTCTCCAACGCTTTTTTCTTCGGCTTGCCCTTGGCGAGTTGTGCCTCCAGCCTCCGATTGATGGCCTCGACCTCGACTTCGAAGTCGTGGTCCACAAAGGTTGATACATCGCTCCTCCAGTCCGACGTATCCAGAACGGGCTGCATATACAAGGTGCCGCCCATCGCACTCACGAATCGTTCGAGTCGGTGCAGGTCCGGCGTCTTATCCTCCGGCACAAACCAGATGCCGCCTCGCGGCTTGCACATTACGTGGCGCATCCCTCGACCCTGACGCTGGACGAACTGCCGAACCTCCTGCTCCGTGACCACAGTCATTCGTCTGGCGAACGTGTCGTTGACCAATTGCTCAAGCTCGTCATTCTCGTCCGCGCTGCCTACGACTTCGACCGTCACGCTCCGCGTTCTCCGGTCATACTGCACGAACATCTCCTTTTGATACGCCAGCGAATCCTCTGCCTCCGTCAGAGATTCGAACGTCACCTGATGCCGAATAAGGCTCACCGATGAAACCGGCAACCCTCTTGCGAGTATGCGAGTGCCGTCCAGGTTCAGCCTGCGGATGTCACGGAGCGCGGCGTGGTACGCTTTTTTCGGTGACGTAAAAAGGAAATCGTCTTCGGTGTATCCGCTGGATGCGAGTGCGGCTGCAACGTCCTTGGTTGTATGCTCGACGCCGCCAATCCAATGCCAGTATATGTGGCCGAGCCGCGGGATCTTGTCGATGTCCTCCTGCTTGACCGGTGCGCCGTTAGGCATCGCGCACCTCGTCGAGAAACAGTTCAACGAATTCTTTTGCCTTGGCAGCGGGACTGTCGTTGCGTGTCATCCCTTGTCCTTTCTTTAAAACGGCGAGTCTTCGGGGTCTGTTGCATTCTGTTCGTCGCTTTGATTTGACTGCACGAATGCGATGGCCTGCCGCAGCTTCCCGATCAGTGCGACCGCTTCCTCCTGTGTGACTCCTTTCAGGGTGCCGATGCCGGCAATAGATATGTCGATGAGGTTGCCGGGGACAACTGGCGACGGGAGTTGGACGCGGACGTTGCGCTGTGCCTCGTCCATCGCGAACTCGTCGTCGTCGCTTGTGTCGTTCGGAATGAATCCACCTTCGTCGTTGTAGATCATGATTCCTCCCGTGCGAGTGTGAGTGCTGCGCGGGCTTTGGTGACTGCCGTGAACCCGACCGTTCCCGGCTCAGGTCCGTAGTCCTGGCAGTTGAGCATTCCCCACAATGCGTTGGTTAGGAGTGTGTTCTGCTGTTGCAGGCGCTCGATCCTTTCGTCTGCGGTCATCGTTCCTCTCCTCGGTGAATTGTGGTGACTCCGTCCGGTGTTCTGCGGGTGGTGATGCGTCCGTATCGGTGGTGCAGTGCCTGGTGGTAGGTGTTGCCCGATTCGCTCCTGTAGCCGCTGCCGACGATCTCGTATGCCGTGCTGTACCCCTCGACCTCGCCCTCCACGCGGACCTTGCGGACGCCTCGGAATTTCCTGACCCATCCCTCACCGACCTCCGTGGCGTAGGTGGATGGGTGATATACCGAAAACCCTCCAGCCCGTTGGTATGCGTTGGGGTAAAAAACCTGTGTCTTGCCCGACTCGGTCCAATGTGACCCCGCCTCCCCCGTTGCCGTGGGGGGCTGGTCTCCGTCCACAATCTGGACGGGCCGATTGCCGAAATCGTGGGCGAACATCCTTGCGACGTGCGTGAGTGTTGTATCTGATGTCATCGTTGGTCCCTTTCGTGTGGTTTCGCGGCTCTCGTCAGGTGCGGGTCCGATCCCGCACGACCACTGCGCGTGTAGGATGCGCGCCCCCCCATTCTTCATTTGCGAGTCCACCGTGCATTATTCTCTTCGTGTCGTTTGCGCAATGCCTTCCAAAACTCGGCAGACGACCAGTCGCTGTGGTTGGTGGCAAGACCAATGTGCGATTTGACATCGGCCCATTCTGTTCTGGCCCCAAGCCCCATATCGAGAAGAAGTTCGCGCGCCCTTAATCGCGCATAAAATTCGACCGAATTCTTTTTCGTGATTTCGCCCATGCCGATCCAGCCGCAAGCATTAACCAAATACAATGTCGTCGGGTGCCATTGCGTTTCGTCGTCTGGGTCCGTGGTTACGACTGCGTGGTCTTCGATTCGCGATACGTCCCAGTTCATCGGCATAACAACGTCCTCCGTGCTGCGGGTTTAGCGGGGCAGGACCGGATGTCCTGCTGGTCCCTTTTTACCAACGATCGGTTTTGAATTCTCGTCGCAACCTGTGAAACAGTTTCTCTGACGCTGCAATGAAGTCTGGACAGAATTCGTCAAGCGCTACGCCATTGTCGAGACACCATCTGCGCATTTCGCTACGTCCGACGCGATAGCTTGCAAGCGCTTCATCGGCACGCGTTGCGGGGGTGCGCTGTCTGAAGCGTGATTCTGTTTCGGCAAGAACGGCGTTGATGTCGTGTGTCGTCATTATTGTGAGCCTCCTTTGTGTCTGTGCGACCCCTCGCCAGCCGAGCGATTCGACCTGGGGTCCGTTCCTGTGTTCCTGGATAACCGCCCAGGC